GAAAATATTGATTCTACCGATGTGCTGATTCTGGATTTCGATAGTCCTACATATACAATCGACGAATTTGAAAGTACATTTAGGAATTTTATGTTCATTCTTCATACGTCACATTCTTATGACGGTACGAACCAGAAATTCCGTGTTTTTCTATTCCTGGATAAGGAATACGATATTCAATTATTGTTCTTCAAAGGCCATAACGAAGCTTTCAGTCCTTATCATTTCATGCTGAAATATTTCCCTATGGCTGATAAGGCAAGTTTTACAAGAGCACAGTTTTTCAAAATGCCTGCTATCAAGGAAAAAGGTGCACCGTACTATTACAAGATAAATAACGGTGATCTTTTCAATCCGTTTAAGGAACTCGGATATGAATTCAAACTGGCGTATGAACTGTGTCAGGAAAAGCAGACTGAATATCTACTTGCAAAGAAAAAACAGAATGAAATGTTTAGAAAACTCAAGGGCGATATGAACCTTGACAATGCGAAAAAATACCTCGGTGAAAAAATTGAAAACGCTCCGAGCGGTGAACGTCATAATGTAATATTCAGCTGTGCCGCATGGTTTAAGCGTATTGGCGGTACGTATGACGAATTTACTGAGGTTGAGCCTTCCTGGGCAGACAGAGCCTATTACAAGCAGATACGTAGGCTTGCGAGCGAATGGGACAGGCTAGGATAAGTTTAAAAAAGAAAGGATGATATATGCAGTTATATAAAGAATTATGGAATGCATTTAACGACATACATTTCGAAGAAGTCGGTCATAAGTATACTGATTCAGTAGGTACGAAATATACTTCCGTAACTACGTTTATCGGTCAGCTTGAACCGGATAAGGACTGGGATATGATTGCTGAAAAGGCAAGTCAGAAACTCGGCGGAAAATATTACGGCAAACAAGTCGCTGATATTCGTGCTGAATGGAAACAGGCAGGCGATTACGCATGTACATTAGGTACGGCAGTTCATAGTGTTGCAGAATTCGAATGGCAAAACAAGGAATTCTATCCGGACTATAATGAACTCGACAAGTTTGAAGGAATGCGTGAAGACTTTGAATGGCGCAAGAAAAAAGCAAAGGCATTGATTGCGACATTGAAAGAACGTTATATACCGATTAAGAACGAATTCATCGTTTATGATCGTGACTGGGGTCTTGTCGGAACTATTGACTTCCTTTGTTATAATAAAATCAAGGATTGTTATGCGATCCTTGACTGGAAAACATCGAAGAAATTCGACCATACAAATCGTTACCAGAAAATGAAAGAACCGTTCAACACGGAAGACGACTGTAACTGTAATCATTATAGTATGCAGCTTTCTTTGTACAAGGCTATTCTCGAAAAGCATTGTCCAAGTATGAAAATCGGCGAAATGATGCTTGTTCAGATTCCATGCAAAGAAACTGCAAAATCAGAAATATTTTTGTGTAAAGATTACAGTCAGAAACTTATCGATTATCTTGATTCGAGAATTATAAATACAAAACTTAATAAAAAGGGTAAAAAATGAAAGTAGAAAATCTTACAATCAGCAAATTCTATCTCAAGCAGCTTTTTGAAGAATTCAATCCGAAGATTCTTGTAGATGGTACAAATGCAAAATATTCTTGGTTTATCTATAAGAACTGCGAAGTTATGGCTCCGGAATATGCGAAACTTATGAATGAGCTTTATGATGAACGCCGTGAACCAGAATATCCAGAAATTTGGAAAGCACAGCAAGAACTTCAAGAACAATTTGCTGACCGTGACGAAAAAGGAAATGTAGTTACTCGTAACGGTTTCCCGGTATATACGAAACATGCGAAGGAATATGATGAAGCATTTGCTAAGCTTCGTCAGGATCATAAGGAATTTTTCGAAAAACTTGACAAGAAAGACGCAGTAAACCGTGAAATTTTTAATCAAACTGTAACTATTGCTGCAACAATGCTTGAAGTTTCTGAATTTCCGAATAATGCCAAGCCGTTTATTGTCGGTACTCTCGGTTACTAATAATAAAGAATATACCTATATGGCTGTCGGTCTCAGACTGGCAGCCATTGTTATAAATAATAAAAATGATGATACAGAATAAAGATACATTTAATATTAATAAGGTAATGATACCTTTCAATAAGGCGGAACTCGACAAGGTTATCTCGAGAACTGTTATAAACGGATATGTAGCGACTACATATGATATGATGATTGATACCCTTAAGAACATATCGAACGCTACAGAATATGCTGTTACACTTAATCCGAACACTATTTTTATGAATTCTAACAGCCCGCTTGAACGCGTAAATGTATTAATCCGTGTTGAAGGAATTCCGACATATAAAGAATTTATCGATTCCATGGTTCAAGGCGACGAATCAGAATCATGGTCCAATTTCTTGACTTATTCTGAACTTTTTAAAGACGAAATTAAAAGGCTTAAGGTCGTCGCCTATAAAAAATTTCTCTGGAATTATCATAATATTGATACATGGTTTTCTGAAAAAAATATCGGGCTTGTAACAGACGATAAAAATCTTTTGCTTTCTGATTTCGACTTATTTAAGTCTCGCGTCCTTGAGTCCGATGACTATGTTTCTTTTATCGACTGCTGTCTTGAAGACGACTTAAAAAACGCAATCGGTTTTATCGTAAAAAACGGCGGTAAATTATTGACAAAATATAAAGTCGAACTGAACAACCATATTGCCGAAGATAATAAACAACAAGAATCTATTATTCTGAAGAAACCTATTATTACTAAAATCTTCTTGCAGTCGGCTGCAGCCGGTATGTGCCGCCGTGACTGGCCAAAAATCAAGTTTACCGTGCTTGATAAAAAGTCTTTTGATACTATCGGTCTCTGGGATTAATTATGGCATTAATAGTAAAAAATTTCGCAGAAACAAAAAATAATGGCCGTTTATTTGACAGTATAGAAGAAGATAGGCTCCGTAAAGAAAACTGGTATTTTGAATATGATGCAGAACATCCAGATGAAAATACCATTTATTTCAATTCTTCACCGGTTGCTGTAAATCTTTCTACGTCTATCAAAAACATTGTCATTGATTCGAAACCTCCGGTTGTTGTAGGTTCCGATATTCAATACATGGTTTACGAATCAGATTATAAATGCGAAATTACCTATAATTCCGATTCGCCGATTGATATTGGTCAGCTTGTCATTATGAACGGCGATACAAAATTATTTGTAACCTTACGTAATCCTGACGCTGAACGTATTACGACTCAGTATATTAAGAATATTTCTATCAAAAAAGACGGAAATACCTATAAACTCAGATTCACGATAGATAAATCTTATGATGTAGATAAACTGAATGCCGATCAAATTACTGTTTATGTATGGGACACTGCGGCAAATTATGCCGTATTTACGACCGATAGGACTTGGTATTATTTAAAACGTAATAAAGACAATGATTTAATTACTCCGCTCATTATCGAATTTATTGACGTCATTCCCAAGGACATGATTATCCGCGATAATGTCGAAGGTAAAACTTTGGTAAAGATAACAAACCCGAACGTTGATTTACGCAGCATTACGCCGACAGTACAACTCGGTGACGGAAGTATCGGATTTCTGGATGTTTCTACATTTACATACGATCCTGTAGCCGGAATTCTGTTATTCTATATTACCCATATCAATAAAACCGGTAATGTAGTAGTCCAAGCATGGATAAGCATGGATAACTCTGAAATTTATCAAGTTATCAAGAATGAAACCTATGCCGAAAATACTCTTGGACCATTTATCTATGCTGACGAAGGCCGTAAGTATAAATTTGGAACATACTATCCGAAATATCTTGATGACGAAAACTATTCGAATTTCGTCATGTTTACACAAGATGTCTTGAATACTTGCCATACAAGCCTTGAAACTGGCAACCGTATTGGTGTTCTTGAAAAAATTGCCCGTATCGGTAATTTTAACTATATAGATAAACTTGAAACTCCGTTAATCGATTATTATAAAAACGAATTCAATTATGAAGTCACGCCTAACCTCGACGATTTCCTTTATTATATGTACTATAAACCAGAGGATAATGAATAATGCCAAATTATAGCGATACTGTCAAACGAAACGCCAACGAGGTGATACGTTATCTATATAACAATATGCCTACTTATAACCAGTTAAAAGGCACTTATACCGGCATACAGATGATTCTTAACCTCATGGGCCTATGCGCTAGCATTACTGAATTATGGTCTACAAGGACACCGAATGCTCTTAAAAATTTCGAAGGCGATATTCTTTATAGGGCAGACTACCTTAACGCAGTAAGACAACGCATCGAAGAATGGGGAAAGGCCGATGTCAAAAACTACTTCCTGACGTCTCGTTTCGATATTGACATCCAGCAAAATAATGCCATGTCGTTTAAAACTTTTAATAACGCATCACGTACAATTATCGATACGATTTTGCAGATGAAACCGGTTACTCGTTGTCTCCGTTATCTGTATTACATAATCAAGATTGATACAGGTATTCATTTTGACTATAATATACATTTTTCTAAAGGTTCTGAAGACGATAGCGCAGAGCCGAGTATAACAGTTCCGTTGAAAAACTTTAGATATAAATGGGATGTCCTTAATAACCCGTTATCATACAAGTCAAAGATAGATATTGACAATAACAGCGTCTATAGCCTGTTTTTACCGTGGAATACTATGCGTGCAGCATATATCGGCCCTGACAGTAATGAAACGCATACGCTAAAGAATGCCTATTTCAATCTTAACGAACTTGACAGAAAATTCAATTTGGCTGATCAAAAAACTTTCAGATTTAAACTAGAAGGTAATTTCAAAGATAAGTCTTATGATTCCAATGAATATGAAAAAATATTTACTTTAAATATCGGTTCTGAAGTCGATATTAAAACAGAAACTAACGGTATTCTTATAATATTCAAAGGAACTGCAATTTCGACCTTAATTGACCTATTCAATTCATTAAATGAAATACTCGCTGCAGAAGATCCGGATTATTTCGATTTCTTACAATCTGAAAATGATGATGAATTAGTTGACCTGATTCCTGAAAACGCCGTTGAAATCGATGCAAGTGAAAGAACGTTAGATAAAAACGGTATCAATTTATATTTAACCGCCGTATTTTCTGTTGCCATGGGATATGACTATATCATTCAAAATGATAACTTGTCACTTGATTTTGACGAAGAACCTCAAGAAGATGATACTTTAATATACTTTGATAATTTTGGGTTCCGTGTTTATTCGGATGCTAATGACCCGCTTGAATATATACCGGCTAACGGATAACTATAAATAATTACGAGGATAACTATGGCAGTAACAAAAAAGAAATTATCGTCTTATGTTCCACCGAAGACAGTTGATGAATTAAAAGGCAATCCTGATGTCTTTATTCCCATCGTTAAAACAAATAAAAATAATTACATATTACCGTTAGATGACCTTTTAAATAATGCAGAAGCTGGCACAAAAGTTTATAAAACTAACATGAGCGGTTCAGAATCTGACGTAGATGAATTAAAATTTATTCTAAAGTCTGTTGATACTGCACAAATTAAAGCCGATAGTACAAATCTTGGTTCAACTGTCCCGCTTCCGTCTATCGCGGGCGACGAAGGAAAGGTTCCGGTCGCCTATTACCGCGACGGCAGGGGCTACTTCATCCTCGAGAAGTACAAGGATTCCAGGTTCCCGGATTCGACGTCCAGCAACGTCGACCAGACGCTCGTAGTCAACGCGCAGGGACAAGCAGAATGGGTAAAGAACACTGCAATCAAATGGGTTACGAATACCAACACGTACGCACAGGTCAACGACTGGTACACCAAGGGATATACCATACTCCGCAATGACGCCGGCATAATCAACATGGCATACGCCAAGAACGACGACGTAATCTTCTTTACACAGCTGAACGACAACTCAAATATCCATTATGGTGTCAGCATTTCCCAGAACTACGGATGGTCCGTTTCCAATGCGCACAAGCACCAGCTCGTGAAAGGCGGAGCATGCTCGGTTACAAACAACGAGGCACACGACGTCATCCTCTCGCTCAATAGCGCAGTATATACAACATTCGTTAGTGACGAACTCGTAATCGACTACATGTCGTACCACGCCGGCGCCTTCTTCGCTACCCTCAAGTATACCGGCGAGCTCTTCATTACCGGTACACGCCATAACTGGTCGCTTGGCGGTTCGCAGTCGCCGGTCGATAGTCTTGTCAATATCAACGAGACCGTCGTACTTACCAGGGACACTCGTACGAACCTCGGCGACGCGTTCGATCTCTCGGCGCAGGAACTGTCCAGGACCGACTACCGTATCGACTGGGACTTGATTATGAGGTTCCGTCAGGGCCCGATGGACGGAGGCGCTTACATGAGCTGGTACCAGCCGGTCCACGTCAAGATTTCTCGTACAAGCGGAAGCTCTCCGATTATAATTGCGGGTGTATAAGATTCTGATTAAAAATATTTAATAAAAATATTTTTATACACTTTTTATCAATTTTTGCTATATTTGTTGAATAAAAACAAAGGTAAAAAATTGAAATTCTACTTCATTAGACATGCGCCGACGTCGGCTAACAGTTCTGGTTCTATGGTTCCAGGCTATGAAAATTGCGATATCAATCTTTATGATAAACCGGAAGACTGGGAAGAAAAGGTTGGCCAATTTATTCCAGAAGCCGTTAGAAAATTTGTCGTAAGTTCGCCGACTCGTCGTTGTATCAGTACGGCCAAGTTGCTGTTTGATAAAATGCCGATGGAAGTCTGTAACTGCCTAGGCGAATTCGAATGTAAGAATCTTGGCAATCGTAAATTCTGGGAAATTACTAAAGAAGAATTTGACAGTCTTGTCTATTTGCCGGCAAGCACTATGGAAAAACGTGCACTTGAAATCCTGCATGACATGGGCAATATGATCCGTCACGAAAACAAGACTGATGCCGTAATTTGTATTTCTCATGGAATGGTTATCCGTTACCTTTATCATTTCATGACTGGAAATCCAGATATTTCTGCATATGACATTATCAATTCTAACGGTTTTAGTTTTTCCAATCTTGACCTTATGATTGTCGATTCGGTTAAGAAGACCGTTGAAGTTCATCATTACAAAGAACCTATTGACCATAAAAACACATGATTATCGAATATAGAAAACATATTCCTGGTTGTCCAGGAGAATATTGTGAACCTGTAGCTATCGGCGTATGCAAGGCCGACATCGATATGGGTATGCTCAGATTCCGTTGCTTGAAGAAAGAAACTTATGTTCCATCAAGTGATCCGCTTGCCGAAGACCAGGAAATAGACCGTAAATGCTGTATCTATCTTGGTATCGGCGATTTAATTAAATGCGGAAAAGAAATTGTCCAGCTTAGGTCAGTTGGACAAATGGAAATAATTGCAGATATGCTGAATAAGCAGCTTCCGACTCTAGAACAATATAAGGAGTACCCTAATAAGAATACTCCTCAAATTGATTCCGATACGGATTTATACAGTATTTAGTCAATTAATAGGCTTGCTGCCTGATTGAATAAAATAGATTCCGCAACATTAACAGATTGGCCATTTTCACGGTCAATTGTGTCCTTGATGCGTTTATATTTTATTCTTTCTTCACCAATCTCATCAATTTCATAAGTACCACGGGAAATATATTTCTGTGTTCCGTCACCCTGTACGATTTCGAAAACATTAAACTTTTCACCGTTCGTATAGAAGTTATTAAACTTATTATTACGGTTCAACGCGACATAAAGAGAATTATTGTTATCGTCGAATTCATTGACATATCTGGAAAGTTCTTCGCCAACGTCGAATTCGCTTCGTAACGATTCACCGTTATTGACAAACAATACAACAGTCTTCTTGTCAGAAGTATAATAAGTACCACGGCTGAGAACGCTGTCCATAACGTTTTCCTTCATCGACCAGTCACATGCGACAAGAGCATCATTCTGATACTGGAATTCGATACCTTCCGGAATAACCGTATCGGTAATTCCGCTATAGATACCGGTCGGAGAATCAAACTGGTTCTTGACGACATTGTAAAGTTCGTCTTCGTTTCGTGCAGCAAGAACGTCGTTAAGTTCTTCATAGTTACGGAAGTTCAAGATAAGACGCTTATCGTTATCGATAATGACCGGCGGACGAGTTCCACGGCCTTTTTCAATATCAAAACGACCTTCAGAACGTGTTCTAAGAAGATTCTGGAATTCAGGATTGTCAAGCAATGTCTTAACGTTGGCACGGGCAGACTTACGCTGCTTCTTGCCTTCTGCTGTCTTGAATTTCTGCAATGCCGGCTGTGCAACCTTTGTGATATATTCACTGGCAAGCTTCGTAATAACGGCATCATTAGTAGAGTTAGCTGCAAGACGAGCACCGTTATCCTTAATCCAAGTAAGCATCTGCGGCCACTTAGCCGCATAGATATAGTCCGTATCGCCGTCTTCAAGAGTATTCATGGCAATATCCATGAATTTCATAAGACCGCAAATGAACTTGTTGTTCGAACAGCCGAAATTACGGCCGAATTCACGAGTCATTTCGGCATACTGCCTACGAATCACGTCGATATTTGAAGCTTCATGGTTCTTATCTTTCTTAAGATCAAGAATTTTTGTTGCCGGACGTTCAAGTATGTCAAAAAATTTATCAGTTCGGCCGCTAACTGAGCCGTATTTAGTTTTTAATTCGCCTTCTGTCAGAAGATCATCGTCAAGAAAGGCTGCTGCTTGCTCAAATATATTCATTTTGGAAATCCTCAAAATTATTTTATATTATTTATAAAAATTTCTTTTATTTTCTATATTTTAAAAATAAGTATTATATATTATGTATGAACTATCTTAAAATCTATTACCAGATTATCGCCAAAGCCGCAGGCCGTAAAGAATCAGTAATTTACGAAAAGCACCATATCGTTCCGCGCGGTCTGGGCGGTCCGGATATTCCGGCGAACATAATATATTTGACACCCAAAGAACACGTCGTCGCTCACCATCTCCTGGCCAAGGCCTATCCGAACGAAGAAAAACTCCAAGGCGGTTTCAACATCAAAAGCCTGAAGAAACACAACTATTCAAGATGGATGCACAGTCTTCAGAACATGGTACGAGACCTTTCATATACGAGCCACAAGAAAGAAACCTTGAATAAGATTCAACAACTTCTGAATATTCTTAATATCAAGGATATTGACGTTCTTGTTCCTGCACTCCCGACTCCAGGCGCAGGTGTTCCCAAGAAAAAACCAGATAAAGACAAGCAGCCTATAAATAAGAAAGCAAAAAAATCGACAAAGAAAAAATCTAAAAAGTGATTTTTATGAATGTTTTTCTTTTCACCGTTGACTAGCAAATAAATTGCTATATTTACTGATATGAAAGCTATAAGTTGTGGTGTAATAATCATTGATAAGATTACCGGACAACTCCTGGCATGTCATCCGTCATGTCATTCCTGGAGACCCGGCAATTACGATATTCCTAAAGGCCATGTCGAGGGCGATGAATCCCATATCGACGCGGCGCTTCGCGAATTAAAAGAAGAAGCCAATATCACATTGGCTAAAGAAGATTTGTACGACTGCGGAATGTTCCTTTATACCAAATATAAGGATTTACATCTATATGTCGCCGAAGTTCCAGTAGAATTGTCCATGTTAAGCTGTTCTACTTATTTTTCATTCGAAGGTAGAAGACCACTCGAAGTTGACGGCTATAAGCTCATCGACCCGAATGCATACGATATGTATTTTAAGAGCCTCGGTCCTCTCGTAAAGACCTGTGTCGAACGATATAAGGAACATAAAAATGAAACTGGAAGACACACATAATTTAAAAAGGCATCCGCTTTTCAAAAACTATAAGGATTACGTCTTAGATTTCCTTACAGTGTTTATTGATTATGGTCTGGAACTTTATAAATTCAAGAAACCTGATGTAAAACTTCCTTGGAATATTGAATATATGCTTGCTGTAAGAGGTTTAGATTACGCCAAGAAAACGTTTAATTTTAAATTTCCGCCGCTAATTGAACTGAAAGCACATTTCGAAGATAAATTGACTAACAGTTTTCTTAAAGACTTGAATTAATATGAAACCAATTGAATTTCTTATTACAAGGCATGGACTTAATGTTATCGGAAAGTTCGCCCGATGGTATGAATATACTATATTCGAATCAAGAAGATATACAGAGCAACTGATACCGAAATGGAATAATTTTGACGTTTTCTTTAAATTAGATATAGAAATTGAAAAATATGGAATCGGTATAAAAGAACGACCGAATGACGCTGATCCTGATGGTGAAAATAAACGTTATTTTCCACCATTAGATCTTCTGCCGATTGACTGTAACTATCTGATTATGTGGGGTGATAAGATAACATGCAATTCATGGACTAAGGAAATTAAGAATACTGGAGATATTGTCGCTGTTTTAGAAAACTTAAAACTGGAATATGACCTGCAAGAGGTAAATGATGAAAGAAGTTGAATTTAAACGTTATAATGAACAAAGCTGTATATGGTATTATAAGTATAATCCAGCTATGGAAGCTTTTCCGCTCGCAGTCGACCATAATAAATTTACAAGTATCGGATTGTCAGAAAAAGTCATAGAACCCATACAAATAAGTTATATGGGTTTTACTAAAATTTTTCCATCAAAAAATATACTTCGTAATATACAACCAGAAATTGTACTTAAACTGGGTGATACCGTCGAATGTAACGGTTGGAAACTAAAGCTCAATAGCCAGGCTGACCTGTTTCAGGCTGTAGAAAATCTTAAAACCGAATATTACTGTCAATAATGAAATTCAATATTATAGGAAATCCACCATATAACGGCAAAGGCGAAAAACTCTATCTAAAGATAATGTCGGAATGTTCGAAGTTCTCTGATAGAGCCGTATGGATTATACCTACCGATTTCGTTGACAATCCGAGAATAAAGGAAAATGTCAACTATAAGCATATCGAAATACTCAACAAGAATTTCGAAGAATTTAACAGAATAGAAACGGTTGTCGGCGACGCTAAGTTTGACGACGCGTTTTTCTTTTCAGATGTCGGTATTTTCGTGTTCGGCGACAAGAAGGCTGACCTGCTCGAATTACGATGGAATAAATTCTCGGATCCGGCTAAATATAAGGAAATTACCAAAATTGTAGACCAATATTTGGTAGGAAAAAAGACTATCGCAACTGAACAGGGAAAGAAGAACGAATGGTATATCCAATTAAGCGAAATAAGAGGCCATAGACGCTGCTGGGACTGGCCTACGCTTTTATCCAAGGAAAGATATACCCCATTACAAAACGTCCCAGAACCTACGTTACGGTTCAAAAATCAGTATATAGGATTTGCTAGTACGGAAGAGTGTAAAAATTTCATAGATTACTGTAATACGGATATTGCGATGTTCTTAAACTATCTCTATAAGTTTAACCAGCATACAAAATATGACTGTGTTCCTGTATATGACTTTACAAAACCGGTTGATGAAGATTGGGTATATGATGAAATCGGTCTGACTGAATATAAAGACTTTATAAAAGACGAGATGAAAGAATATGGGTATAAATGTTACAAAACTAAAAGATGCGGTTGAATTCAGAATTAACTTAACAGGATGTTCAAACCAAGATACTGTATTCAAAATTGATACTACAAAATATCCGGAATATGCCGTATTATTCGGCCTGGAAATGTTCAAAAAAGAATGTTATGATATGTTTGAAAAATATTTGTTCATGCCGGCTAATAATACGGTTGAACAGGATATGAAAAATGAAATCGAAGCTAGATTCTATGATTATATCTATTGGGCAAATGTCGAACGAAAAGAATATAATCTGAGCCTTACTTATGAAGGCTATATGGCATATAGGCATAATAACGAAATCGAAGAAGCACTTAACTCTTTAGACGGGACTATAAATACTGTACTATGACGATAGATGAATTTAAATTATTGAAACAGAAAGCCGATAAGGATGTCAAGATGCCTGACACCTTTGAAGCCATTATGACCAAGAATAACCTTTTGCCCGCCCTCGTACAGGACTGGACTAAGCTGTATAATAACCAGAAGTTTGTTTATTCTCACCTCAATATCGAACTTATGGAAATTTACGGCGACATCTATAAATGTTACAAATTTTCCAGACAGACTACGGAACTCCAGATGAAATACGGAATTACCGTAAATCAAATCTGGGATAATGCAAAAGGTATCGAAACCCAGATTAATTGTACACCAGCATATATCGCAAAAATGAAAGAAGTCAACCAACAGAAGTATATTCTGGAATTCATTGAAAGTACACTTGAGAATATTAAAAACCTCGCGTTTACTATCAAGAATTATATCGAATATAAGAAGATTCTGTCGGCTACTTTCTAATGCTATAAATAATACAGTATGGATAATATAACCGAACGAACCAATTACCTGAATAAAGAACTGGTTGACAATATCGCACAATACGATATGGGTTCACTGTATTTCGATTCCTATGACTTCGGCCCTGTCTCTTATTACAGGGTCAAGAAAATCGAAGAATGCAGACCTGACATCATTTCTTATCGTATCTACGGTACACAAAACTATTGGTGGTTCATCATGCTGTTTAACGGTTATACCGATGCATGGAATGATATTACGGAAAATCAAATTATTAAATATCCGGATATACAAAAAGTCCGTGACTTCTTAAAGGAAAGACTTAAGAAAGTCAAGGACAATAGAGAAGTAAAAAAGCAAGATTAAATCTTGCTTTTTATTTTATACATTTTCTTGCACTGTATAGAAGAAATCTTCATCCGTAGCATATTCAATAACATCTGCAGCTTCCATCATAGCAATATATTTTTGTATTCGCTCAGGTGTTAAGAAATCATCATTTTCTATTGTTTGTAAAACTTGTTTTGCTTCTCTGAATGAACCTGTTTGAACAAGTGAAATAATCGGAGCAAGTTTTTGAGCAATCTCAAGTGGTGTAATAGTTTTAAAATCAGTTTTTACACATTCTTCGCGGAATAATGAAATAAACTCATTTCCGACATTTATATTGTATTCAACTTCACCAGCCAGTCCATCAATTCTAGCAAGTTGGTCACGATTATTATATAATTCAAGTTCAAATCTTGATTTATCTATTGGCTCACCAAATATATCTGTAACAGTATGTTCATCATAATGTTCAATAATATCGGTCAACACAGTAAAATCTTGTGCCCAAAAATCTTTATTTTTATAAACACATTTTCCATCTACATTTACAATACGGCTAACAACACGCATTTCTAACTCCTTAGATATTATTAAATCTTTTTCTTCTATGTTCGGATCTGCTGCTATGCAGTCTTTTACACTATTATAAGTGCTACAATTTGCATAAACTTTGAAATTATCTCTTCTTATTAAAATATACATTTTTACTCCTAAATATTAAAAGTATAAGTCTGCCCAGTAGAAACTGACATATTTTCTTGATGTAGTGTTGTAGTATTTCCAGCTGAATCTTCACCAATTACTTTTAGTGTATATGTAGATTGTCCTATATAGTAAGGGTCAGTCCTAAATCCTATGCTGCTTATATTAGAGGCATTAAAGTTAAGTTCAACAATCGTTCCATATATACTTGTATTTGTAGCATTTCGTAATGATGCTATTTTATCATCGTCTATACGAAACCATTGATTGTCTTGGAAACGACCTCCATCTACCAATCTATTTCCAGCTGTTGTTCCATCTATTAATGTTTCAAGTAGAGCTATACTATTATTTCCAGACCATTCAAACCTTAAATGATATTTTACATAAATAGGATTTTTTTTCCATACCAAAGTAGCACCAAGATAAATTGCAGTGACAGTTTTGTTACCAAAGAATATATCTTTAATGGTTTTATTTCCAAATTTTAAATCATTTGCCATATTAACTCTCTATGATAATATGTAAAATACCATCATCAGTTAATCCTGCTGTAGTTGTAGCTGTAACTGCTGGTATTAAATAACCAACTGTAGAATTATTACGTTCGACTTTTATTAATTCATAGTTATTAGCTGTTGGCTTTATATCAACTTGTATTGGAGAACTACCATTAGTATCACCTGCTTTAATTACAGCGCCACCATAACTACCAACACCAAATCTAGCATAGTAACCATTAGAATTATCATTTATACATTTGATATAACTATTATCAAATGTTCCTGTCGCAGCACTAAAAACCGTTTCATTTGTAAAAGTTCCACCATTAGCACCAATTGAACCTTGAATCCACATACTACCATCACGATAAAGACGTAATGCATCACTTCTCGTTATTACTTCTTTAGAAGGATCACTTGGATTCGTTAATGTTCTTGTACCGTTACCGATAACTTTAAGAATACCACCATGAACATATCCAAAGTCAGTTTGTCCTAGAGTACCCGAAGTAGGCTCTGTCGTAGTAGCATTTGCCATACCTTCAATAGAAATACCCCAGATATTCCAACGGTTTGTAGGATCATTGTGATTAGTATCAGCAGAAATATTATTGATAAAGAACTGATTATAACCACCCTGAACATGAATACCATAACCAGATACTGTATTAGCATGTCCTTCGACATGAGTATAAACTGCCGATACCTGATTATATGCACCTTCAATATGCGTGGCGTGTTTTATACCTAAATTTGTAAATGTATTATTATAACCTTCAACAACGCTTCCATCTGGATAAAGTATAAATGCATCGCTTCTACTATTACCGTTTCCAGTACCATTACCAGCAACAAATAATACATCTGCGGAAGTTTTATTCCATCCACCTATGACTAAACCGCCAAAACCAGTAGAAGCATTTGTACTGCCTTGTATAGCTAAGCCTCTACCAGCAGCAACTGACCAATATGTAGCAGTATTTGCATCACCAAATGCAAATGAACGATAATCTGCAATATTTCCATTACCAAACGCAATTGATCGATTATTAGCACTTAATGCTTGGCCACCTGCAAATGAATATAATGTAGCAGTTGTACCCCAACCAAATGCAAATGAATTATCGTATGCTACGTTGTCATCACCAAACGCAAATGCATTACCTGAAGCAGCTGCATATTTAGTAGACATTGCAAATGATGTTTTACCTACTATACAATTATTACCTATTGCACCAATTGAATCATTTGTTACTGTATTATTATTACCAATATTTATCGGTAAATCAAGATCAAATGGTTCCCATGACGAATATGTTGCATTATAAACTAGTATACCAGTCGAACCTGTACCTGGTTTATCAACCTTTCCAGAAACAGCCTTAATTGCATCTTCATATTCTCCAGAAAGTCCAAAAGTAAATATACTATCTGAATAATTAGCACTTATGCCATTTTCTGGTTTAAAAACACCTGGAATTTCGCTATACAATAAAACATCTTGGTAGTTAAACCAGTCATCAATATTCTTCCAACCAGAAAATGTTGGCACAGTTGACCAAATATAATATTCACCCTGTTGAGTGGTTGCTGTAGGCGGAGTTACTTTTCCGCTAACGGCTTCAATCTGTGCCTTATAATCTGCACTTATACTGATTATATGATTTAAATCATCTACATAAATACCGTTTTCGCCGTCGTAATTGGGAAGGTCTACAATATTTAATTTTTCTGCTAATGCTGTAGAGATTTCATTAGCACCGCTAGTTTCAGATTTGTGATAATAATCGTCCAAGGGCGGAATTGCAGCAAGTGCTTTACTATATGCAGCCGCGCTTGCTTCTTCCGCATATGCCTTTGTTGCATAATCTGCAGAAACTGCAATGATATATTCATTACCATTATTCGTAATATGAATACCATTACCGTCCTTCAGTTCTACAGTTGCGCCTTGACCATTTATACCATTCCATGCGGTAAAAGACTGTCCTTCAGGATGGTTAATATCAAACACTGTAACTTCAGTTCCGCCTTGCGGATGACCTTCTTGTGAGCCAATTGTAGCCGTAGTAATAACCGGAGAAATACCAGAAGTACCAGTATCACCTTTTGTACCGCTCATAACATCTATATATGTAGATTGTGAACCTGCATAAGTAAATGTAACACGATTACCGGAAGGAATTACCTCTGTTGAAACTGTTGGTGAATATAATTTAAATTCTGAAGTCGATGTATCGTCTTTAAGAGTTATTTTATAACCAACACCACCCTCAACTGGGTTGACTGATGCAGATACAGATTTACCATTTTGACCAGGCACGCCTTGCGGACCTCGCGGACCTTCTATACCAGACGCAGCAATTCCTAAATCATGCCAGTCATCATCTTCTGTATATTTCCATTCCCAATGGTCTTCTTTGTCGGAATTAATTCTAAATTCCGGCGTATAACCGCTAACACCAGGTTCGCCTTGTGCACCGCTGATATGATACGGGCCGTACGGATCTGGATGACTCTGCGTAGTTCCAAGTGTAAATGTAATATTACCATTTGTTTCATCAAATGACGGATAATAAACATAATCACTCGTCGTACCACCGGCACCGGAAACCGGAATACCGCTAATAGCGATTATCTTATTGTCTTGAATCGTAAAATCTTTAGGCGTTATACTAGGGTTTTGTATTTTTGTTACGTCTGACATTTATAAATCCTTTGTGGCCGAGTCTTAATATTTATATCCTGTTAGAATAGATGCTCATGGTAAAATTCAGATTTGCACTAGCGGCGACATCACTTCCGCTATAGACAACTGCATATTTCCTTGTCGGGTCAACTGAATGGTCGACCGTAATCGCAATCGTGCCGTTACTTGTACCGACTTCCGCCGGATAATAATTCTGAGTATATACAAGAACTTCATTAGAATCCGTTACTAACGCGAACTTGTTCAGAAGATATTCATGTAATCCGGTATTATTGTCTTCGACATTTTCATTGATATTGAATGTTACTTTTTCAGCAGCCGCAGGCAATTCAAAATATCCGTTAGTTGCAGTAATCTGTTCATAATCCTGTCCTGCAAATTCGATTACCGTTCCTGCCGTTATGATACCGTTGCTTTCATACTTATCGAACATGTAAACCGGTTGTCCGCTAAGTCCAATATTCCATTCGTTATTATCATCGTCAAATGCTGCGGAAATACCGTTATTACCGACAATATCCGGACCAACAATTTCATATTGATTAAGTGTATCATTATATTTTGCATCAAGCAAATCACCAGCAATATCTGGAATTTCCGGAATTTCCGTCTTCAATGCAAATTTATCGTTTGCTGTTGCAGAAAGTTCAACAATTGTTTTTGCAACAGCGTCAGACAAATCTTGTAATTCAGTATCAACTTCAGTTTTATTATAATAATCATCTAAAGCATTAGCAGAGAGATAATTACCGGACGGCTGGAATCTATCATCTGCCCAAGTCTTCGTATTATCAATTATTGTATCAACTTGAGATGATGTATAATATGGTTCCAAAGCTGTAGGCGTAAGATAATTACCAGCAGGCTGGAATGTTTCAAGTGACCATGCAGAAGTTTCTACAAATTCATCGGTAACGAATTCTTCAAATGTTTCAAATGTACTCTTTAATGTATAATCGTCCAATGCAGACTTATCAGCCTTTGCACTTAATTCTGGTGTCCAATCACGGCCACTAATAACAGTTCTATGAATATCAATATTTGGACCTTGTGTATAAGTAGTACCTTCAGGTGCTTCTTCCCATTTATTATCTTTTAATACAAGGGCTTTACCAGATAGCGTATTATCAGCCGATGTAATGTAATTGCCTTTTATCTGGAAAGTTTCATCTACATACGATTTATCAGCCTTGTCTGCAAGTTTCGTATCAACCGTACTTGACAGACTGGTAATATCAGTTGCACTGGCATAACTTCCCTTTACCTGGAAAGTATCTTCTGCCCAGTCTTCAGAAATAGCGATTGCAGTTTCAACATCAGCAGAAAGAGCATAATTAACAAGCGACGGAATTCTTTCATCAACTTCTTCTTTTGTATAAACTTCTGATTTTTTATAATAAGCACTCATTTCTGACTTAGACTGGAATTCAGACTTAGCCCAAGCAGAAGTTTCATTAAATTCTGTATTTACTTTTGCAGAATATGCATCAATGTCTGTCTTTTTATAATAATAATCTAAGTCAGACGGTACTACATATTCGTCTTTTGGTTGGAATTCAGACTTAGCCCATGCAGAAGTTTTATTTAATTCTGAATTAACCCATGTCTCAGTAGCATAACCGTTAAGTGCTTCCGGCTTTAAATAATCACCAGAAACACCGATTGTATATGTAGCCGGGGCGGTTTCTCGTGCACTAATGCCATTAGTTCCAATAATCTTCGTATCAGAAACAACTGGTTCAACAGAAACACCAAGATTATATTCAACTGTACCATCTTGTCCAACAGTCTTTTCGATTGAAACCGTCTCATTAGTCGAAACAACCTTAACGGCATCAGGTTTCATTCCGATATATACGGTATTATCTACCTTTTCGGCGCTCAAACCAGCATGCCCAGATACCGACGGAGCGACAGCTTTAACGCCAATCGGTTTAAATATACCGTCACCTGACAAGGTAGAATCAACTCTTACTGAATCTATAGCAACTATTTGACCGGCTTTTACTAACATACCTTTAAATTCCTTTTTCTTTATTATTTATAAGATTTACAGAAAAAGGAATTTAAAATAAAAACCAGAATTACTTCCGGTTTTCTCTTATAGCTTAGCTCTATCGTCTTTACTTAGTAATCGTTGGTTTCTACTACCACAGAATCTCAGATTTAAGTCTCTTTCTTCAAGAATAAACGGTCCGTCAACCAAAATATCTGTATTTTCCAGAATATAATCCGTAATTCCTACAAGATACTGGCTTTGTCCCATTCTGAGATTTTTCTCATAAATGTAGCCTGTAAATACCCAGATATTCTTTTCAGGCAAAACTGACTTGAATTTACGAATAAAATCAGCAATTGCCGGCTGGTTTTCTACTTCGAACGGTTCTCCGCCCAAAATAGTCAAACCAGAAATATACGGTTTCTTACAGGCTTCGATGATTTCATTCACAGCAATCACATCGAAAGTTTGGCCGTAATCGAAATTCCATGTTTCGGGATTAAAACATCCCTTACAATGATTCCTACAACCAGAAACGAACAGAGTAACACGACAACCTTCGCCGTCGACAATACTCATAAGATCTATCTTTGAATAATTCATTTTTTATCCTTATCGTATTTAAGTTTCAGTCCAAGCAAGATGAATATGAAAATCGTTGCCAGAGTATAATTTACATATTGAGGATATTGCCACATCCCGCTTATAAAATTCGTATAGAAAATATATGCGGCACTGCAAAGATTTCCGATAATAGAAAGTATAATAAAGAAAATACTAATATCACCGGTAGATTTCGTCTTATAAGCCTTGATTACCTGCGGCAATGAACAAACTGCAAATGCCAAAGCCCCAGTATATCCGATTAATAACATTATTGTATCTAACATAATTTCCTTATAAAGATAGAAAAATCATACAGATTTTGGGTCTGTATGATTTTAATCCGAAATTTCAATTAAATATTGTGACGGTCCCTCAATTCTGCTAATTTTCCATCGTTCCAGGATTTGAAAATTGTCTTCTTAGGCGAACCAGTCAAATATCCGGTAATTCTTCTAACACGAATAATCTCGTCTTC